CCTGCTTCGTGGGGAACCTATGAAGCCAGCTATAAGGCCAGCATTGGCCTCGTGGAGGTCACTGTCGAAGCCAAGCCTGACGAACGCTTTTACTGGGTTACCGGCCCGGACATTACGGGTGCGTACACCTCTGTCGAGCGTGCGCTGGAAGACGTACCGACTGTTGACGAAGACGGCGTTCCGGTGATCGACCCAGACACACTGGTACAGCTATCGACACCGGGGCTGAAGTCTCAGTGGATTGCCCAGATCAAGCAGACGCAGGGTTCGCTGCTCGCGCAAACCGACTGGGCATACGTTCGCAAGATGGATACGGGCATTGCGGTCCCGGCTGAGATCCAGACGTATCGCGACGAAGTTCGTTTGGCGGCGGGCACCATCGAGGGACAGATCGCAGCGTGTGCAGATCTCGACGCTTTCAAGGCGCTGTTTGTGGTTCCGGTCGATGCCAACGGTGACCCGACAGGGAACGCTCCGATTAACAACTGGCCTGACGCCATCTAGGAACGTCGATGACCCTGACGAAGCTCCAGTTTCAGCCGGGTGTGAACACAGAAACCACCGCCTATTCTAACGAGGGCGGGTGGAACGACTGTGACAAGGTACGATTCCGGTTCGGGTTCCCCGAAAAGATTGGCGGCTGGCAGAAATACAGCAGCAACACCATTGTTGGAACGCCCCGCTCTCTCCACGCTTGGCGAGCTCTTGATGGCAACGAGCTTATGGGGATCGGTACTCACAAAAAGTTCTATGTCGAAGAGGGCCTTTCGTATAACGATGTAACTCCCCTACGTTCCACAACCACGGGGACCGCCACTTTTTCTGCGACGGCGAGCTCTTCGACAATCACCGTTACGGACGCAGGGCACGGCGCACTAGCGGGAGATTATGTCACGTTTAGTGACGCCGTGAGCCTTGGCGGTAATGTGACCGCTGATGTTCTTAACCAAGAATATGAAATTCAGACGGTCCCTACTGTAAACACCTACACGATTACGGTCGGTGTCACAGCGGACGGATCTGACACCGGGAACGGGGGCGGCTCCACTATTGCGGCCTATCAGATCAATGTCGGAATTGACACCGTGGTCCCCGGTACGGGTTGGGGCGCGGGAACGTGGAGCCGTGGTACGTGGGGCTCGGCGGCTACTACGGTAGCCGGTGGCGGCACCATGCGTATTTGGAAACAGGATAATTTTGGCGAGGATCTTGTTTTCAATATTCGCGACGGCGGGGTCTATTACTGGGATTACTCTTCGGGGCTTGACGCTCGTGCGGTAACCCTTTCCAGCTTGGGGTCTTCGGCACCGACGGTTGCTCGTCAGGTTCTGGTTTCTGACCGTGACCGTCATGTGATTGCGTTCGGCTGTAATCCCGAGGGTAGCTCTACGCAAGACAAACTTCTGGTTCGTTTTAGCGATCAGGAAAACGCGACCGACTGGACGGCAACTGCGGAGAACACCGCGGGTGATTTGGTCGTCGGTAGTGGCTCGGAGATTGTTCAGGCGGTAGAGACACGTCGTGAAGTTGTGATTATCACCGATGCGTCGGTGCATTCGATGCAGTTTATCGGCGCACCGTTTACGTTTGGACTGACCCAGATCAGTGCAAACACCACGATCATTGGCCCTAACGCCGCTGTCGCAATGGGCGATGCGGTGTTCTGGATGGGGCGTAACCGGTTCTATCTATACGATGGTCAGGTTAAGGCGCTGCCTTGCACTGTGCGGGATACGGTATTCCGTAACTTTAACGATACGCAGGCGGAAAAGGTGTTTGCTTCCGTAAACACTTCTTTTGGCGAAATCACGTGGTTCTATCCATCTGCGGGCTCGGATGACAACGACAGTTATGTCACTTTCAATTACGAACAGAACATCTGGTACTTCGGTAATCTGGGCCGTGATTGTTGGTTGGATCGAGGATTGAAAGAGTACCCTGTTGCGGGCTTCAACAACGGCTATCTCTACAACCACGAAATAGGTACGGATGCAGACGGGTCGGCCTTTACCGCATATATTGAGTCTAGTCCCGTAGATATAGGGGATGGCGATAAATTCGTGTTTGCAAGACGCTTGATACCGGACATCAGCTTTGCAAACTCTACCGACCAAGCTCTACCGCAAGCGACCTTTACGATTAAGACAGAACGGTTCCCCGGTACGGGTTACACAAGCTCTACGGCTACCACCGTGGGGGAATCTGCAACGCAAAACAATATCCGAGCCCGAGGCCGCTCCTTTGGGCTCCGCGTCGAGAGCGACGGGCTGGGTGTCGCATGGCGTCTAGGTTCGCCGCGGCTTGATGTTCGACCGGATGGAGCACGCTGATGCCCCGCGGTCTTGTCCCACCTCGCTTTGCGGTCCCGCCGGACACGTATAACAGCACATATTTCTCGGATATGGTGCGTTTGTTAACGACGTACATTATCCAAGAGCAGCAGCCGGGCGAGATGCGGGCCACCGTAGGCACGTTTACGGCGCTTGCCACAAACGATGTAGGCTTGGAGCAGGGCGCTCTGTTCGAAGTCGATGGTTTTGTCAAGATTTCTAGGCTTTCTAACCCGCATGTGGCGGGATCCAGCAGCGCGGGCGCGGTGGGTTCTGTTACGGTGGTTACACCGTAGGTGCTAAATGTCTGATTCTAATGTTATTGTGATGGGTGACGGCTCTCGTTGGAGCCCATCTACGTCTCGTGAAGCGGTGAAATGCGCTTCTTGTGATAACCTAGTGGATACGCCGGAGGAAATTCTCAGCTATCCTAGCGGAAATTGTCCGTCTTGCGGTAATGCGTGGACTGGCAGCGAAGAAAAAAGTATATTCATACAAGTAACAGTGCCTGAAGCTTTGGGCGGCGGAGCAGGATAATGGCGTTACCGGCAGAACAAGAACTAGAAGAGGTAATCATCCCCGACGGGGGTATTGCCGATTTCATCATTTCCGATGAGGATTATGATGAGCTTGCCCGTCAGGAAGCCAGCAAGACCTACGGTGAGTCCGGCGGTATTGCAGAGTTTCAGGAGCAGGCCGCCCGCATGGCCCAGTATGGCCGCGGCGGCGACCAGTTTGTAGCCCATCTGGCTCCGGGTGAGATTGTTGTTCCTGCCCCGCTTATTGAGAATAACCCGGAACTGCGCGACTCCATCTTTGGTCATCTGCGCGAGATGGGTATTGAGAACCCGGAACAGTATGTTGTGGGTGCTTCGGCTAACTCGATTAACCCGGAAACGGGCCTTATGGAGTTTGGCTTTCTTTCCCGTGTTTTTAAGGGCGTCAAGAGGGTTGTTACGGGCGCGGTCAAAACCGTCGGCAAGGTTCTCAAGAAGGCTGCCCCGATTGTTCTACCGATCATTGGTACTGCGGTTCTTGGCCCGGTTTGGGGCGCGGCGGTGGGTTCGGGCATCGCCACCCTGATTAACGGTGGTAGTTTGAAGGACGCTGCAATCAGTGCTGCGATCTCTGGCGGTATCGGTGCGGTAACCGCGGGCTTTGGTGGGCCCGGCTCGTTCGGTCAAAACGTGTCCAGCGCTATGGACGCCGGAAGCTATCTGAATACGGTCGGTTCCCGCTTGGGCTCCACAATGCAATCCGGAGAGTTCTTCAGCGAAGGCTCGATCTTCGGTCGTCCGGGTTCCGTGAGCGGCCCGGATATGGCAGCAGCGGGTGCGCCAGACGCCTCCGTAACCGCCGCGACGCAGCCCGGCGTAGAGGTGGCTTCTTACGGGGACGCTGCTTTCACCGTTGCGCCCGAAGGCACAGGCACAGGGATTCGGCCAACGACTTCTGGTGATTTCTTAAAAGATCAATTTGCTGTCTCTCAGACCCCGGTGGCAGTTACCCCGGCAAAGGTTCCTAGCGTTACCGGGATGCAGACTGGCACATACCAACCTAATATGGCCGAAGTTTTTGGCCCCACGCCCGGTGGCGAACCAATTTACACGGGTGCGGCGATGGATCCAAATTTCTTTGACCGCTCTGTGGCTGCCGTTCAGGATTATGGCACGAGACTGGTCAACGAACCCCTGACCACGCTAGGTGATACGTTCTTCCCGTCCGGGCCAAGCCCCGAGCAGATAACGGGCTCCTCGCAATACGCAAATCTTGTAAAACCAACGACACAGGGAGGGGGCGGTCTTACGCCGGACAAAGCTTTTGACATTGTTTCGAAGAAGATGAGCCCCGGCCTCCTACAAACCTACGGTCCTCTCGCCGCCGCGGGAACCGCAGGCGCTGCGGCCTTGGGTTTCTTCGACACACCGGAACCCACGGAAGAAGAGAAATCTCCTCTTGGCCTGAAGAGCGGCCCGACCGGCGCAGAACTTCTGGCCGCCGACGTGGCTGGTGGCGGCACGAAATACACGCTTCCGATTGCCGCAATCACGCCGACTTCTGCAGATATGGCCACAACCACGGTCCCAAGTCGTTACGGGCTCCCAGAATCCCCGCAGGTTGCAAGCCTTCAGGAGTATCTGCGCCAGCAGCGTGAACGCCTACAGAATCCGTTTGGCCCGATGCGTGCGGCAGAAGGCGGAGAAGTCTACCCGCGCCGCAATGGCGGCATCATGCCTTATGAAGGCACCCCGAACGAAGACAGCGTTCGTGCCCTGCTGATGCCGGGAGAATTTGTAATGACCACGAATGCCGTCAAGGGCGCGGGTAACGGTGATCTAAATCGCGGTATCAACAACATGTATGGTATCATGCGTGGCCTTGAGCGGCGCGGAAGGGCGATGGCGTAATGGCTACCGAAACACAAGAGATAATCCAACGGGAAGCCCCGGAAATTGAAGCCCTCAAGCTGGGGCTTCTACAGTCTGCCAAGGATCTGGCAGATCAGCCTATCACCCTGCCGACCCAGCAGGTAGCGGCTCCATCTGGTCTTCAGGAGGCCGCTTTTGGTCTTAGTGAGGCTGGTATCGGTGCGTATCGTCCGTATCTGGAAGAAGCGGGCCTTACGATGGGCGAGGGCTATGCCCCGATCATGGGCGCACAGCAGCAGGCCATTGATTACATTCAGCCCGGCGTAGCCACGGGCCAAGGCATGTTGGCGGCGGGCGCTGGTCCGATTACCGGCGAGATGATTCAGGGCTACATGAACCCCTATCAGCAGGCGGTTCAGGACGAGATCAACCGGGCCTACAACATTCAGGCATCGCAGGCGGGCCTGCAAGCCGCGGGCGCTGGTGCGTATGGCGGGGGCCGTGCGGCCATTTCAGAGGCCGAGATCAACCGTAATCGCGCCGCGGCCCTTGCACAGGCGCAGGCGCAGAACTTCCTTCAGGCCCAGCAGGCGGCACAGAATGAACTGCTTCGTCGTCAGCAGGCCGGTCAGCAGATCGGATCTCTTGGCTTGCAGGCCGGTCAGCAGCTTGGAACTTTGGGACTTCAGACCGGCGAGGCGCTTGGAACGCTCGGCCTGCGACAGTCCGCCCTTGGCGAGACGCTCTCCGAGCGTCTTCTGCGCGAGCAGCAGGCGGTCTACGAAATGGGTGCGCGTCAGCAAGCCCAGCAGCAGGCCGAGCTTGAAGCGCAGCGTCAGAGCGAATTGGCCCAGTTGTACGAACCTTACCAGCGCGTTTCGTTCCTGTCGGACATCTATAAGGGCGCTCCTTCTACTCAGCAAACCATCTCGGCGGC